GACAACTGCAGCAAATGGATCAGCCGCTTTGTTGGCATAATACTCACCCGGTCTACGATTATGCGCAGGGTCTATTTCATCGTGATCACCAAAGACAACAATGTTAGATTCAGGATAATCAATTTTAACCTGTCTTACCGCTTCTTCAAGATTACCGGTATTAAATGCAACATAGGTTTTAAACTTAGTCAATTTGTTGACAGTAACACCAGTGGCATAGCCCTCAACAACTGCGATATTCTTTGTTGCACCGTCAATAATATGGTGAACTCCTTGCATATCACCACCGAATAATGGACGCTTAACACCGTCCTCGGTAATTTTTTGCACGTTGACCAGTTCACCCGCTTTATACACTGGCACCAACAAAAGTCCACCAGTAGGAATAACGCCATCTTTACTGTAAATAGGCTGTCCGTTTACCAGAAATTCACCTTCAAAACCTTTATCGCCCATGTATATATGCTTGCCCATAACAGCAGAAGCCATTAACAGCGAGGCACCTTTTTTGGCTTGCTCGATGTTTGCTGCTCGCACCGCATCATGATCAACAACGTGGACACGCTTAGGTGCGATAGTTTTTAAACCGTCATCACCAATCAATTCTTTGGCCGTTTCCATCACCGTTTTATTAATAAAGCGAGACAGCAGAAGCAATCCTCCGCCACTTTGGGGTTCACACTGAGAACAAAACCAAGTACCACGACCATTTTTATCATCAAAGCGAAAACGGTCTTTACCACCACAAACTGGACAAGGGCCATGCTTACGGCCGCTAGGAAGTTGGCAACCATAATTCCCTAGCACTGTTGACCACTGCCCGTGGAACTGGTCAAGCGCTTTATCAACTGGACTAGGCTCGTTACTATTGTTTTTATATTGACGTTCACCACTATGGCACCCGCAACCAGGGTCGCTTAGTGATATTCTTGTTGTGTGTCCACAAGATAAGATTAAAGGGAATTTCATTTGCTCACCTGTTGTTGTTATAAGTGCTGACTAAGACGAATATCTAATAACCTAGAATGAGCCTTTAATATCGTCTAGCGCTTTATTTATTCTATCTTCCTCGAAGCGGTCAAAACTGGTTTCGCCTTTATACTTAAGCGGATTAATAACAGACTTAAGGCGAAAGTAACTAACCTCTGATTTATCTGAAATGCTTTTTATTTTTACGCCAGATTTAACGGCATCTTTAATGCGTGCTTTAGTGTTCATTGTTTAAGTCCCTTGATTGAATAATTGAATATTACTTAAAAAAAAGGTTGATGTAAACAAAAAAGTAGTATTTAATAGTTCACATCAAGCGGCAATAGCCAAATTAAACTAGCCATAACGGAGTAACAAAACATGAGACTAACAAAAACATTAATATGTCAACTGCTAGCGACAATGCAAGGTGCAAATCACCCACACTTAGCGGGTGTTAATGTAGGGCTTACTCTTGGGAAAGAAAAAGGCCAGAAGCGTAACGCACGACCAAAAGCGTCAGGCGTTGCAGCATCTAAGCGCCTAGCAGTAAAGCGCAACAACATTCGTAAACACGGTTAATTAATCAAATCCCACTTGGGTATAATGCAAAACCCACTTGGGCAAAATAAACAACGGAGCTACAAATGAGCGGAATTTTTTTAAATCAAGAATCAGACATTAACTATGATGGTTTTTATGACGGGCAAAACATTCAAATACCAGATAATGAAGAATTGACGTGTGCTGTCACGGATGGATTCGTTGGCATTGAAGAAGGTAAGAGCCTGCAAGTTTGCATGATCCACATCGTGATCACGTCGGCGGGTGAGTATTTTGGGCAAAAATACAAGTACAATGCCAAACTTTATGACATGGACCCAAGCAAACGCGATCTAGCTATGCGCAATTTGGGCGTTCTAGACGCACAAGCAGGTTTCCCAATGACCAATGGTAAAGTTGAGTTAACCACAGATAGCATTCAGCAGTATTGGGCTGGCGTATCAGAAGCTCGAGTTAAGTTTGGCTTATTTTTCACTGACCCAGAAAAAGAACAGGATGGAGTATCTCGTGAAATTAACTTTATTCGCGGTTTCGGTTACCTTAAAGACAAAATGGTGCAGGCTGGTGGACAGGTAAAGAATGTGCCAGATAATGCACCGACACAGCAAGACCGTGACGAGCAGCGCGCTGAATACGAAGAATCTCCTGACGAAGACATCGATTTTTAATCACCAACCAGCACAACCAACTAGCCGCCCATGATGGCGGCTTTTTATTGACTTAATAAAATATATGCGTAAAATCAAAAGTAGATAATCTTGCACAGTAAGGATTTGTACTGATGGGAAAGAAAGCTTTAGAGTTGACGGGTAAAAAATTTGGCAGGTTGACAGCTGTCGAACGTGTCCAAAAGCCAGAAGGAACCAAGCAAACAGCAGCATACTGGCTTTTTAAGTGTGAGTGCGGGAATACAAGGGTAAGAAAAGGTTCAGAGGTCGCCAGAGTTGGAGGGTCTTGCGGGTGCCTAAAGTCAGAGGTAAACAGCAAAGTAATGGCAGAAATGCAGTTAAATAAACATGGGTCGGTTGAAGATAGATTCTTAAGTCGATTTAATAAAGATAAATCAGGTTGCTGGATTTGGACGGCTCACTGCGATAAAGATGGGTATGGTATTTTGCCTACAAACGGGGCATCAATAAGAGCTCACAGATTTTCTTATGAATTACATATTGGGCCAATAGGTGAAGGCCTTGTTATTTGTCACTCTTGCGATAATCCGTCTTGTGTTAATCCTGAACATTTATTTGAAGGAACAGTAAAAGACAACTGCAATGACATGCTGACAAAAGGTAGGGACAAAATGGTTGGTTCAAGAAATAACAAATCAAAACTATCTGAATCGGATATACCATTAATCAGAAATAGTTCACTGCATAAAAGCGCTATAGCTGAGCAATACGGAGTATCAAAAAGTACCATTAAAAGAATTAAAAATAGAACGCTATGGAGGCATGTAAAATGAAACTAACAGCAAGGCCATATCAGGAAGAAGCGATACAGGCCGTAATATCTCATGTTAAAAAAAGACTATCTCCATGTATTGTAGAATTACCAACAGGTAGCGGCAAAGCTTACGTAGTATCTAGGCTTGCAGGTTTCTTTTCTGAGATGGCTCCTAGTAAAAAAGTGCTATGCATTGCGCCAAATCGAGAATTAGTTGAGCAGAATCACGAAACATACACTATTCAGTATGAGTTTCCGGCCTCAATTTATTGTGCTAGCGCTGGTAAAAAATGTATACGGTGCCAAGTTATATTTTGTAGCCCACAAAGCACATTAAAAAATATTGAAAAGATAGCTCACATGGGTGTAAGCGCAATCATTCTTGATGAGTGCCAGATGATAACTGAGTCTGTTAAAAAACTCATTAAATCGGTTTTGGAATATCGGATTAACGATAAGTTAGTCAATGATAAATGCAGGATCATCGGCACCACCGCTACGCCATATAGAATGGGAACTGGATATATTTATGCCATTGACGCAACTGGTGAAGAAGAGATAGTTCTTGATGAAACTAAGGCCTATGAACCTTACTTTTCAAAATTGGTTTACAGGGTGTTAACTGGCGACTTGATCAATGACAGCTACCTAAGCCAACTAAAAATAGGTGTTATTGATAGCCAATACGATACTTCTGATTTAAAAATTAATGGCATGGGTAAGTTTACTTCTCAGTCAGTGGAAAAAGTTTTCTCTGGTAACACGAAAACAGAGCGAATAATAAAAGAGGTGATTGAAAAATCAAAAGGGAAGATGGGAACCATGATCTTTGCATCTACCATAAGTCATGCAGAAGAAATTATGACTCACCTACCAAGTGATTCAAAGCTTGTTACTGGTAAGCTTAAAAAGAATGATAGAACGGAGATAGTTAACTCATACAAGCGCAGAGAATTTCAATTCATTGTCAATGTCGACGTATTAACTGTTGGAGTAAACTTTCCTCATGTTGATGTGATTGCCGTATTAAGGGCAACAGAATCCGCAGGGCTATTCCAACAAATTATAGGAAGGGAATTAAGATTGCACCCTGACAAGGAGTTTGCATTGCTTTTGGATTATGCCGAAAACATCGAGCGCCACAAATTACAGTCTGACATTTTTACGCCAGAAATAAACGCCAGGGTAAAATCAGGCGAGTCGCCAGAAATCAGCGTAACGTGTCCAGCGTGTAATTGCGTATCGGATAAAAAACGCCGCAGTGACGATGCCTATGCAGGTTTAGCGCATGACGTTTTTGGTAACTTCATCATTAGTGGAACCGAAAAGGCTACTGCTTGGGATGATGAGGGTCACGCCTGTCAGTGGGAAGGCTTGCCGCTCACTATGCAGGTTTTAGACCCAACAACCAAAGATGAGTTTGGCGAATGCGCATTTAAAGAAATACCGGTTCCCGCACATTACTCACGCCGTTGCAGCAATCCAGAAGCGTACATAATGAGCGGAAAGCCTATTCAATGCTCGCACCGTTACAGTATGAAGATCTGCCCTGATTGCTACGCTGAAAATGATATCGCCGCGCGTCATTGTGTTGGCTGCAAAGGTCGCTTAGTTGACCCAAATGAAAAGCTAGTTGAAAAGGCTGGCCAGGCTGGAATTATCGCAACTGGTGAAACCAAGCTCGTGCAATGCTTCAACGCTCATTATGAGCCATATACTGGCGGCACTGGCACCAAGTCTATTAAAGCCACTTACGCTACTGAGATTGGCGCTGTGATAGCGTGGCATACTAAAAAACAACATTGGATCTTTAACCGACTAGCCAAAGCTAATGGCTGTGATATTGAAACCATCGACGCTAATTATTCACAGTGTGGATTTTGGTCTGTAGCGCCACATGAACTCAAAGTTAAAAAATCTTTGGGACAAAATGGCTATGCAAAGTTTGAGGTAAAGGAAGTGCTATTTATTGCTGAGCAGATAAGTGAGTAAATAAGTTTGCAATATAGCGATAGTGTGTTATTGTTAGTTATCGAAACAAAACGAACTAACAGAAAGGCGGAAACCATGAACATATCAAACCTAAAGCTTATCGGAATCGCAGATTGTAAAGTTGGAACCTTTAACGATAAAAATGGCGATGAGATAACAGTGAATGGCGGCTACAGAACTACAGACACAGATCAATACGCTTATGGGTTTTGCAGAAAAACAGGTGAAGCGGTAACAAATCCAGATTACAAAGTTTACGGTGTTTGGAACGATTAACATTAACGCGCCCTTAACTGGGCGCAATAACTAAGGCCATCAAATGAACCTAACCAAGATCCCCCCACAAATACCCGTGTTCGGTGATACCGCCTTGCGCGGAGCTTGCCCTCTTGAAGTTGCTGAGCAAATCAGCTTCCTTTGCTTGCTAAAGGCTGAGTTTCCAGAGCTAGCAGAAATCGCGGTGCATATTCGCAACGAAGGCAAACGCACAAAGCGACAAGGCGCACAGCAAAAAGTTGAGGGCATGAATACTGGCGCTAGTGACATTATCATACCTTGCGTGCCACCAATGCTTATCGAGCTTAAACGCCGCGACCATACAAAGAGCTCAAGCAGTGATAAGCAGCTTAAGTATTTAATTGATAGTCACGCTCAAGGCGCGTTTGCTTGTTATGCGCTAGGGGCTATTGGCGCAATAGAGGCGGTTCGGAAATGGCATTCTATAAACCGAAAATAGGCACATTGCCCCACGCTCGTTATGTAGCTGATGTTGAATGGCTTAATAGTCAGCTTGGATATCTTAACGAAGAAGAACGCGAAACCGTTTGCAAGGCTTATAGCAAAGTTTTTCGCCAAGCCGAAAGTAATGAGCCGTTAGAGCATAAAAAAACGAATGCAGGTCGATTCGCAGCCAACACAAGGCTACGGATATTCATCAAGAAGCGGTTTGCGGTTTTTAATAAATAACAGGGTAGCAGCATGAAATACCTATTTGCAGGGCATATGGACGACATAGAGTTTGATCAGCTTATCTCAATGTCAGGCTTACGCAGTGACGGCATGATTAAGTCGCTAAAATTACACCTGGTTA